TGTGGCAAACGCCTACCCCCTGCTGACTGGGGGACCAATGCAAGAACCCCTTCTGTTCGACCTCGAAACGAATGGGTTCCTGGAGGCAGTCTCCGTCATCCATTGCCTTGTCATTGAAGACACGGCAACTGGGGACGTTAAGAAATTCCCGCCTGGCCTGATCGCCATGGGAGTCAAATGGCTCCAGGAGCAACATTCCAAAGGCCGCTTCATCGGCGGCCACAACGTCATCAAGTACGACATCCCCGTTATCCAGAAGCTGTACCCCGGCTTCATCGTGAACCCCGCCCTGGTCATCGACACCCTTGTTTGCACCCGACTCATCTGGTCGAACATCAAGGACACCGACACCGGCCTCCTCAAAAAAGCAGTCCTCCCCGGCAAGCTCTTCGGCTCCCACTCCCTGGAAGCCTGGGGCTACCGCCTGCGCCTGATGAAAGGCGAGTACGCAACCGAGTTTAAGGCGCGTATGGGCGATGCCTACGTGGACGGCATGGAGTGGCTGGAGTTCTCGCAAGAGATGCTCGACTACTGCGTCCAGGACGTTGTGGTGACTTCCGCTCTGTGGAAGCGAATCCTCGGCAAGAACTACTCCCCACGGGCACTGGCCCTGGAACACCGAGTGGCCTGGCTCATGGCCGCCCAGGAGCGCAACGGCTTCCACTTCAACCGTGAGAAGGCAGCCATCCTGTACGCCAAACTGGCGCAGCGTAGGGGCGACCTGGAACGCGAGCTGAAAGAGTTCTTCAAGTTCTGGCACGCACCCGCAGGCGAAGTCCTCACCAAGAAAACCCGGCGAGTCTTCATCGAAGACCCCCGTGGCAACACTGAGCGCCGCGTGAAACTCAAGGGCCAGCCCGCGTTTACGCAAGTGGGATGGTTTGAGAAGTACACCGAGGGCACCCGGTACACCAAAGTCAAGATTGTGGAGTTCAACCCGTCCTCTCGGGACCACATCGCTGACCGGCTCACGGCCCTCTACGGCTGGGTTCCTGAGAAGTTCACCAAGGGCGGCAAGCCCCAGGTGGACGACGAAGTGATGTCCAAGCTGAACTACCCGCCGTGCAAGCTCCTGACCGAATACCTCCTGGTCGCCAAGCGCATCTCGCAACTGGCCGAAGGGAAGCAGGCGTGGATGCTGGTGGAGAAACAGGGCCGCATCCACGGCTCCGTGAACCCCAACGGTGCGGCCACCGGGCGAGCGACTCACGCTTACCCGAACGTGGCCCAGGTGCCTGCGTCCGGCTCGCCCTACGGGATCGACTGCCGCGAACTGTTCACCGTGCCCCACGGCTGGCTCCTGGTCGGTGCCGATGCCTCGGGCCTGGAGCTGCGCTGCCTGGCTCACTTCATGGCTCGCTACGATGGCGGCAAGTACGTGGACATCCTCCTAAACGGGGACATCCACTGGGCCAACGTCCAGGCCATGGGCATCACCAGCGAGAAGCGAGACGACCACAACACGCTACACAAGCTGTACCGCGATGGTGCGAAGACCTTCATTTACGCCTTCCTCTACGGAGCCGGTGATGAAAAGGTCGGGACCATTGTTTACGGCATGGTCGCCAAGGCAAAGGCGCTGGGCCTCGACTACCAGCACCTCCTGGACGTGTTCTTCAACGGGCAAGACAACCCGGACGAAGAGGCGCTCAAGGCCGCTGGCAAGAAGCTGAAAGCAACCTTCCTGCGCAAAACCCCAGCCCTGAAAAAGCTGGTCAAGGCAGTGAAAGAGGCAGCCAAGCGCGGCCACCTGGTCGGCCTGGATGGTCGCCACGTTCACGTCAAGTCCGCCCACGCGGCACTCAACTACCTCCTGCAAGGGGCCGGTGCGCTGGCCTGTAAGCAATGGCTTGTGTTCCTGGATGACGAACTCCAGGCACGCGGGCTGAAACACGGCTGGGATGGCGACTATGCCTTCTGCGCCTGGGTCCACGACGAAGTACAGATTGCCTGCCGTAACGAAGCCATCGCGGCCATCGTGCGGGAAGCGGCTGAGGCTTGCGTGGCGAAAGCAGGCGAAGCCTTCAACTTCCGGTGCCCCCTGGCCGGTGAATCAAAAATGGGCCTGAACTGGGCCGAAACACACTAACGAGTAAAGAAAATGACGAAAGACCCTGTTCTCCTGGAAGTCCTGTACGAAGCCTTCAAGAGCCCCTTCAAGATCCAATCGGACTTCGCCCGCTTCGAAGCCCAGGCAGTAGCCTCGCTGGCATCGCTGGGCTTGCTCAGCACCCTGGAAGGTCACGGCCAGTATGGTCGCAAGTGGCGTGTCACTGGCACCGGCCTTGACCTGCTACGGGAAAACGATTACCTGTGACCCCATCACTTCACTAAGTTAGAGAGGCACTCCCATGTTGACCCCCTGGACCATCACCATCGACGTGAACGGCACCAAGCACGCATTGGAGTACCCAGCACGTCCGCTCGATGCGGAACTGGGCGCTGACTTAGTGAAGCTCTTCGGCCAATACGGCTTCATCTTCCAAGAAGACCTGACAGAGATTCGCGAGTGCGCAGAGTTATCATCGACGCCGATGTCCTATCCGTCCAAGCAGCAGTAGTAAACCAGAAAGCCATCCGCTGGGGAGGCGATGAGGAGGGCGAACGAGCCCTCTGGACCCTCCACGCATTTGAAGAGGATGGCGAAGCCACCTTCACCGGGATGGTTCAAAACTTGATCGACAAAACGGGGGCCGATGAGGCCCTTCTTGTTTTCTCGGACAAGGTGAACTGGCGGAAGACCGTTCTCCCGACCTACAAGCACAACCGCAACAAAACCGTCCAGCCGCTCCTCCGGGCTCACCTCACGGCCTGGGCTCAAGAAACCTTCCCGTCTGTCACCAAGCCCACCCTGGAGGGAGATGACGTGTGTGGGATTCTCCTGACCCGGACCCGTAAGTTCGGTGAGGAAATCGTGGTCGCCTCCATCGACAAGGACTTCAAGACAGTCCCCGGCCACCACTACAACTTCAACACCGACACCTTCTTTGAGGTGACAGAAGAGGAGGCCGACTACTGGCACCTCTACCAGACCCTCATGGGCGATACCACGGACGGCTATACCGGCTGCCCCGGCATTGGCCCAGTGGCTGCCAAGCGGCTCCTGGACAAGTCCCCCACCTGGGAAACCGTAGTGGCCGCTTTCGATAAGGCCGGCCTCTGTGAAGAGGAAGCACTGGTCCAGGCCCGCGTGGCCCGAATCCTCCGTGCCTCCGACTACGACTTCAAAAATCAACAGGTGAAGCTGTGGACCCCGTAATGAACTGCGCGTCCTGCGCTTCCCTGGAATCGACCGAACCCAACGTCTGCAAGGGCTGTGGCCCTGCCTACAACCGATGGACCCCCATGAGTACCGAGATGATCCCCGCTGTAGAAGTCCCTGTCCTCAAGGACACGAACCCCAAGGATGGCATTGGCGCAACCAAGCTGCCGCTGTCCCTGGTCCCATCGACCGCCGTAGCGCTCCAGTCCCTGGCCCACCTGGACGGTGCCCTCAAGTACGGCAAATGGAACTGGCGCATCGCTGGTGTCCGCGCCTCGATCTACGTGGATGCAGCCCAGCGGCACCTGAGCAAGTGGTTCCACGGCGAAGACATCGACCCGGATAACGGGCTACCCCACCTGGCAATGGCGATGGCCTGCCTGAACATCCTGGTCGATAGCCAGGCCATGGGGAAACTCACCGATGACCGCCCACCACGGGCACCTATCGGCCATTTCTTCGACAACCTCACCGTCCACGTAGGCCGCCTGGCAGCCAAGCACGCGGACAAAACCCCGTACCACCACACCGTTAAGGATTCCGAATGCTGAGAGCCCGATACCGTCCTGCAGAACGCGACAACGCCTCCTGCCGTACCTGCGATGCCATCATCCCGAAGGGCGCACTGGCGTTCTTCCGACCCTCTTACCGCAACAGCGCAATCATCTGCACTGCCTGCGTGAACAACATGCACACCATCATCCAGGAGCCCGCCAATGCGTGAGTACCTTGTAACCCGCTGGGGCCGCTATGAGGCCAACGTGGTCGTAACCGCCAACTCCAAGGCTGAGGCCGAAAACGCAGCCGATGAGCTGGAGGATGACGACTGGCACGTAAGCCTTGAGTGCGAAGACGGGGATTGCTACCCGGCATGAGCCAGTCCCGCCGAAGCTCCCTGATCGAAGCCGGGATCAATACCATGATCGGCTTCGGCATCAACTACCTGGCGAACCTGGTAGTCCTGCCGATGTTCGGAATGCACGTCTCGCTAAGGGACAACTTCTTCATGGGCCTGGTCTACACCGCAATTTCCGTGGTGCGCAGCTACGCGGTACGCCGCTGGTTTAACGCCAGAATCGCCGCAATGTCCCGCCGAATAGTCGGGGGACCACAGTAGGATTAACGAGCCGTGAAAACGGAAAGATTCCCCAACGTTCCCCGTGAGCTGCTGGTGGAGCTGGAGAAGCGATTCCCCAACGTCCTGCCTGTAGACCCTCACATCACCATCCATGAAGTGAACATCCGTCAAGGACAGCAAGAAGTCATCCGACTCCTGCGTAGCCGCTTCGACATCCAAAACACCACTGTTCTGGAATCACAATAATGTGTTCGCACTCAAGCACACCTAAGACGACTGTAGCGGCCCCAACGCCTGCCCCAGCCGCGCCCACGGTGCAATCCGCGCCTGCGACAAGTAACACCGCAGAAAGCACCGATACCCAACAGGCTCAGTCCGCAGCGAACGGGCGCAAGTCCCTTCGCATCGACCTGACCCAAGCATCCACCGGGAGTAGCTCTTCGGGGCTGAACATCCCTCTATAACGAGACCCCATGGCGAAGACCGAGCAAGAACCCGAACGGGGCCTTGCCGCTAGTCTTTATGCCAAGCTCGCACCAGACCGCGAGACCTTCCTACAGAGGGCACGGGACTGTTCCAAGTACAGTATCCCAACCCTGATCCCGCCTGCCGGTCACGCAAGTGGCACGAAGTTCTACACCCCATGGCAAGCGGTGGCCGCCCGAGGCGTTAACAACCTCGGGGCAAAGTTACTCATGGCCTTGCTCCCACCGAACTCTCCGTTCTTCCGCCTGGAGATCGACGAGTTCACCGAAGAGAAGCTGACAAGCAATCCTCAGATGCACGCCGATGTCCAAGCGGGCCTGGCGAAGATTGAGCGAGCGGTGCAAACCGAGATTGAAACCACCGCCATCCGCGTGACTGGTTTTGAGTTGCTCAAGCATTTGATTGTTGGCGGCAACGGCCTTGTGTACCTGCCTCAGCAGGGCGGCATGAAGTTCTACCCCCTTGACCGCTACGTGGTCCGGCGTGACCCCATGGGTAACGTCCTGGACATCGTGGTCAAGGAGGAGGTCTCCCTGGCGGTACTGCCAGAAGAGGCCCGGTCATTAGTCGAACCTGGCGATGACTCCGGCGACACCCCGCGAGACCATAACAAGAACGTCTCGATCTACACCCACATCACCCTCAAAGGTGAGACCTGGAATGTGTATCAGGAGGTTAAGGGCCAGATTGTCCCCGGCTCCCGAGGCACGTACCCGAAAGACAAGTGCGCCTGGCTCCCGATTCGATTCGTCAAGATCGACGGTGAGAACTATGGCCGCTCCTATGTGGAAGAGTACCTGGGCGACATCAAGTCGCTGGAAGGTCTCTCCCAGGCCATCGTGGAAGGCTCCGCAGCCTCCGCCAAAGTCCTGTTCCTGGTGAACCCCAACGGGGTCACTAGCTCCAGTGAACTGGCCGAAGCGCCGAATGGCGAATTTGTGGATGGCGTGGCATCTGATGTCCAGGCCCTCCAGCTTCAAAAGTCCGGTGACTTCCGTGTGGCACTGGAGACCATCAACACCATCACTGAGCGCCTTGAGTTCGCATTCATGCTGAACTCCGCGATTCAGCGGAATGGTGAGCGAGTTACAGCCGAAGAAATCCGGTACATGGCCGGGGAATTGGAAGCCGCCTTGGGCGGTGTCTACTCCATCCTCAGCCAAGAATTCCAGCTTCCGCTAGTCAACCGCATCATGTTCTCGATGCAGCGCCGCAAGAAGCTCCCCGAGCTGCCCAAGGGCACCGTTAGCCCCACCATTGTGACGGGTATGGAGGCCCTTGGACGTGGCAATGACCTGACCAAACTGGACCAGTTCATCTCCACCATCATGCAGATTCCTGATGCCGCCTCCCGGATCAACTGGGGCAACTACATGACCCGCAGGGCCACCGCCCTCGGGATCGACACAGACGGCCTGGTGAAGACCGACCAAGAGGTCCAGCAGGAACAACAACAGCAACAGATGCAGCAGGCAATGCAGTCGGGCGTAGCCCCGGCAGTGCAGGCCGCTGGTCGCATGATGGAGAAAGGCCAACCCGATGGCAGCCAAGCGCAAACCTAAAGAGCCCGAAGAGGGCGCAGTCCCTGAGCCCCTTATCGAATACTTCGGTGAGGGCGCAGAGCAAGTTCAATTCAACATCAACCCCCAGGCCAAGCGATACCGAGTGTTCGCTAATGGCCGCGTTCTCGAAGACCTTTAATGGAAAGCATTGAAATCGTAACCCCGAACCCGTCTGCCCCCGAAGGGCATGATGAGGCAATGATTGCCGCAATCGACAAGGCCAATGCTGGCCCGGTAGGCGACAACATCACGACCCCTGCTGAAACCGTAGAGCGCCCCGAGGGCCTGCCCGAAGGCTTCGATTCCTGGGATCAGTTGGCAAAAGCTTACGCCGACCTCAAGGCACCTGCCGCCGAAACTCCAGCAGCGCCCGTAGAGCCCGAACCCTCTACGGCCACCCCGGATGAGGCGAGCCAGGCCCTTGAGTCGAAAGGCTTGGACCTGGCTGAGTTCTCCCAGGAGTTCGACCGAACTGGCGCACTGAGTTCTGAAAGCTATGAACGACTGGCTAAAGCGGGGTATCCGCGTGGCGTGGTCGATCAATACGTAGCAGGCCAGCAGGCTCTGGCAGACCAGCACATCTCCGCAATCAAGGGGGAAGCTGGCGGTGTCGATGAGTACGCAAGCCTGGTCACATGGGCCAAGGCCAACTTGGCACCGGCCCAAATTGAAGCCTTCAACACCGCTGTGAATGGCAACCTGGAACAAGCGAAGCTGGCCGTTAACGGCCTCAACGCCCAGTACCGGGCCGCCATTGGCACCGAACCAAATCTCATTGGTGGCGGCAAAGCAGCCGCAGCCGATGTCTTCGAATCCACCTCCCAGGTGACTGAGGCGATGAGCGACAAGCGCTACCGCAGTGACCCGGCATACCGTGCCAAAGTCCAGGCCAAGCTCCTCCGTTCCAACGTCTTCTGACGCCTGGCCGCAATAAGAAAAATAACAATGAGCGGCTTCACCGACGAACACTTCTCCATCAAGTGGATGGAGGAAGTGGATGGCGTGGACTACTGGGCGTCTTCGTCCTTTCGCTACTGGATCGGTCCCATTGGGACTGGCCGGTATGTGGATGTCCCCGCTGGCTTCATCACTGATGGGGCCTCTGTACCCCGTCCGTTCTGGTCAATGATCCCCCCATGGGGCACCTACGGCCAGGCGGCAATCGTCCATGACTACCTGTGCGAGACCCTCACCGTGCAACTAGCCGGTGTGCCAATACGCATCACCCGAAAAGAGTGCGATGGAATCTTGCTCCAGGCCATGACCGACCTTGGAGTTCCCCTGTGGAAACGCTCCGTAATTTATGGGGCCGTGCGTGCTTACGCATTGGCCGCAAACGTGACCCAGCCATCCGGCCTGGTTCAACTCCCAACCCAAACCCAACAAAAGGAAACACCCCAATGAGCTTTTTGAAAACCGTAGCCGTAGACGCTGAGTCGTTCCTGGCAAAAGTCCTGGCGAACCTGGTCTCCGAAGTTGCCGCTGACGGCACCGTGACCAAGGCCGATGCAATCCAGGCAGTGGCATCTGCCGCTGTTTCGACCCTGGCTAGCGCCACCAGCGCTTCCAGCACTGCCGCTGTATCTGGTGCCGTTGTCGCTGACAACTGATCCACCCGGCCTGGCCCGTAGCCGTTAATACGGGCCGCCTCAGCACCTTGAGAAGCAACAGAAAAGTCCAGCCGCACTGCGCCCCTGCGCGGTGGCAACGCGGGCCACGGGATTCACCCCGGCTCGCTCCATCGACTTTTTCTCAAGGATTCACCCCTCAATGTCTGATGCAACTGTTTCCCGCCTGGGCCAAGCGAACCTGACCGGCGATGCCAAAGCGCTGTTCCTGAAAGTGTTCTCGGGCGAAGTCCTGACTGCCTTCCAGGAGTCGTGCGTCACCGCTGACAAGCACCTGGTCCGCACCATTACCAGCGGCAAGTCCGCCCAGTTCCCAATCCTGGGCAAAATCTCGGCCCAGTACCACACTCCGGGCGCTGAGATTGCTGGCCTGAGCGTGCCTGCGAACGAGCAAGTCATCACCATTGACGACCTGCTTATCTCGCACGCATTCATCGCTTCCATCGACGAAGCCATGAACCACTACGATGTCCGTGGTCCGTACTCGACTGAGATGGGCCGCGCCCTGTCGTACACCTACGACAAGCACATCCTGCAACTGGGCGTCCTGGCTGCCCGCGCATCGGCCCCGGTTTCGACCGAAGCTGGTGGCGGTTCGGTTACTGACTCCGCGCTGCTGACCGATACCACTGGCGAAGCCCTGGTAGCTGCACTGTTCGCAGCCGCGCAGAAGCTAGATGAGAAATTCATCCCGGCTGATGAGCGTTACGCCTACCTGACCCCAGCGGCGTACTACATGCTGGCTCAGAACACCAAACTGATGAACTCCCTGTGGGGCGGCCAAGGCAGCTATGCCAAGGGCGAACTGCCACAGGTGGCGGGCATCAACCTGGTGAAAGCTGTTCACGCTCCGTTCGGTTCCAACATCGCCACCGTTGCGAATGGCGGCACCGCGCTGACCGCAGGCACCAGCGACAAGTACGCTGTAGATGCCACCAGCACCGCAGCCCTGGTCATGCACAAGGCCGCAGTCGGCACCGTCAAGCTGATGGACCTGGCGATGGAGTCGGACTACGACATCCGCCGTCAAGGCACCCTCATGGTCGCCAAGTACGCCATGGGCCACGGCATCCTCCGCCCAGCAGCCGCTGTCGAGCTGAAAACCGCCTAACCACCAACCTAGCCTCACTCAAGGACTTCCTTGTGTGGGGCTTTTTTTTCGTGCCTAGAAAATGAAGACACTCGCCCAAACGACCGAGCTAGATGCCGTAAACATCATGCTCAATACCATTGGCGAGTCGCCAGTCAACTCCCTGGATGATGGCCTTCCCGTAGCGGATGCCGCCATCGCACGCTCAGTCCTCCGCGAAGTCACCATCGACGTGCAATCGCCTGGATGGCAGTTCAACACTGAGCGCAACTACAAGCTGACTCCGGCTCTCCTCACGAAGTACATCACCGTTCCCGGCAATTGCCTGGAGGTCACGCCAAGCGGGAAGAGCGCCACCCTGGACATCACACTCCGAGGGACGCGCATCTACGACCGCCAGAACCACACGTATGAGTTCGGCTCCTCGATCACCGTGGATATGGTCGTTCTCCTGGACTTCGCAGAACTTCCCCAATCGGTGCGGCACTACATCACCATCCGGGCCTCCCGTGTTTTCCAGCAGCGGAACGTGGGCTCTGATGTCCTCAACGGGTTCACCGAGAAGGACGAAACGCGGGCCCTGGTCGCCATCCGAAAATACGATTCGGAGACCGGGGGCTACAACGTGCTGACCGGCAACTACTCCGTAATGCGGGTACTTGACCGATAGCCTATGTCCCTAATCTCATCCTCTATTCCGAACTTCGTTAACGGCGTTTCCCAGCAGCCCTTCACCCTCCGCCTGGCCTCCCAACTGGACGCCCAAGAGAACGGCATCTCAACCGTTTCTGAGGGCCTGATGAAGCGCCCCCCGACCACCCACCTGGCCCGAGTGACTGCCTCTCCACTGGAGTCGGCATTCGTCCACACCATCAACCGTGACTCCACCGAACGCTATCAAGTAGCGATCACCAACGGAGGGCTCCGTGTATTTGCCGTAGACGGCTCTGAGCGCACGGTGTCTTTCCCGGACGGAACCAGCTACCTGGCAGCAAGTGACCCAGCGAGCGACTTCACGGCCATCACTGTGGCGGACTACACCTTCATCGTGAACAAGGCCATCACTGTGGCGAACCGCGCAGCAGTGAGCGGAACCCGTGGGCCCGAGGCATTGATTAGTGTCATCCAAGGCAACTACGGGCGAACCTACGGGGTCATCTTAAACGGCGTGACTGTGGCTACATACGCGACCCCAGATGGGTCCGATGCCACAAAGACCGCTCTGGCCTCCACGGATTACATCGCCACTGAGCTGGTGGCGGGCATCCAAAGCGCTGGCTTCACATGCGTGCGTGCGGGCTCGTGCCTGTACATCACCAGCACCGCGGACTTCACCATCGACTGTTACGATGGCTTCAACAACAACGCCATGAAGGCGTACAAAAAGGTAGTCCAGTCGTTCTCCACGCTGCCTTCCAACTGCACCCAGGCCGGTGGCTGCCTGTTCGAAATTACCGGCGACCCCGGCGATTCTTCGGACGACTACTACGTCTATTACGATGTTGGCACTGACAGCACAGGCGTGTGGCGTGAGTGTGTCGGTCCTGGTGTAGCGCTGGGCCTGGATGGCTCAACCATGCCGCACACGCTGGTCCGTAACGCGGACGGCACCTTCACCTTCCAGGCTGCCACCTGGACGGACAGAGTGGCCGGTGATGCGGACACTAACGAAGACCCGTCTTTTGTGGGCCGGACAATCAACGATGTTGTCTTCTACCGGAACCGCCTGGGGTTCCTTGCCGATGAGGCCGTGATTTTCTCGGAGTCGGGGAAATACTGGAACTTCTACCGCACCACCGTGACGGAGCTTCTGGACAGCGACCCTATCGACGTATCCAGCACGTACACCAAAGTGGCGATCCTCAAGCACGCGGTGTCGTTCAATAAGCAACTCCTGCTGTTCTCCGATGAGGTCCAATTCCTGATCGACAACGGGGACACCCTCACGCCCAAAACCATCTCCATCAAGCCATCCACGGAGTTCGTGTGTAACGCCCTGACCACTCCCCAGTCCGTGGGGAAGAACGTCTACTTTGCCTCCGACCGGGAGAACTGGACGGCCATCCGGGAATACTTCACGGACACGAACGATGTCTCCAACGACTCCACGGACGTGGCCTCGCACGTCCCCCAGTACATCCCTTCGGGTGTGTTCAAGATTGCCTCATCCAGTTCTGAGGATATGTTGTGCGTCCTCACCACCGGGGACCGCCATTCGATCTACGTGTACAAGTTCTACTGGGACGGTGACACGAAGGTGCAAAGCTCCTGGAGCAAATGGACCTTCCCGGACACCGATACCATCCTGAATGCTGAGTTCCTGGACTCCGAAGTGTTCCTGGCGATCAACCGTGCCGATGGCCTGTACTTCGAAAAGCTCACCGTAGCGACGGACAGCCTGGGGACAAATGAGCCGTACCTGGTTCACCTGGACCGCAAGCAGTACGTCACGAAGGACACCCTGAGCTACTCCGATGGATACACCACCATCCCGCACTCATGGGCCATGGATGATGGGACATACATGGCTGTGACCGCCACCGGGCAGACCCTCAAGCCTGGCGTGGTCGCGGAAATCGTGTGGGATGGGTCAACGGCAAAGGTGAAGGGGAATTACACCACCTCGGACCTAATCGTCGGTCGGCAGTACGTGTTCAGCTTCCAGCTAAGCACCATCACCGTGAAGACCCAAAGCGCAGGCGGGGGGACCAAGAGCGACACCGAAGGCCGCCTCCAGCTTCGTAAGGCTTCCGTGAACTTCGCCAACACCGGGTACTTCCAGGTGAAGGTGACGCCACGTTATCGGGACACCTATACCTACACCTACTCGGGCAAGGTACTGGGCACCCCGAGCGCCACATTAGGACAGGCAGAGCTGAGCACCGGCAAGTTCACGTTCCCCATCATGACTCAGAACACGGATGCCACCATCGTCATCGAGAACGGCTCACCGATGCCTTCGGCCTTCCTGAGCGCTGACTGGGAGGGCTTCTTTGTCAAACGCAGCCAGGCTGTCTGAGGTCGCGTGGGTACTGGAGACGACACCGGCACACTGCCATGAGCTGGCCGCCAACATGCGGGAGGAGGACCGGGATGAAATCTGGAAGTCCTCCCGCTTGCACCCCCTGGACGCATTACTCCTGGGGCAGATGGATTCGCTGCGCACCTGGACCTACCTGGTTCATGGGCGCGTGGTCGCCATCTTCGGCGTGGCCCCGCTGACTGAGATGGTCGGCGCTCCGTGGATGCTCGCTTCCTCCGAGCTTTCAAAGGCCCGCAAGACATTCCTGGCGCACTGCCGGGACTACATCAACCAAATGCACGAACTGCGTCCGGTACTCATGAACCGGGCGTGGACGGGCAACCCTGTTCATCTCCTGTGGCTACGCTGGCTGGGCTTTGAGTTCTGTGACCCGGAACCCTTCGGCCCTGATGGCGAAGCCTTCCAGGAATTCCAGAAGGTCCAATTCCCATGTGTACCATCGTAGCAGCAGCGTGGGCCGCAACGGCCATCGCAGCGGCTGGCACCACCGCGTCCGTGGTCCAGCAGAACCAACAAGCGAAATCGACCGCAGCGTATGAAGAGCAGCAGTCCGAGAACGACTTGAAGGCGTATCAGGACAACCAAGCGCAGACCGGCTACGCGAACGAGCAGGCCCGTGAGTCTGCGTCCCAGCAGGAATACCAGAACAACCTCAAGGCCCGAGCGGCTATGTCCACGGCGCGCGCCCAGGCGAGTGAAGCAGGCGTAGAGGGCAACTCTGTGGATGCACTCCTGGCCGACCTCTCGGCCCAGCGTGACAACTACAACCAATCCGTAGAGCAGAACTACAGCACGACCGTAGCGAACAACAACACCCAGCTACAGAACAACTACTACGGCATCCAAAGCGCGCTCAACTCCCTCCGCTCCGTGGACTCCCCGAACTACCTGGAAGCTGCCAGTCGCATCGGCTCCAGCGCACTCGGGGCCTACAGCACCCAACTACGGGCCAACTCTGGCTCAACCACCGTAACCCCTAATGGCTCATAAGGAGGCCACATGCGTGGACAAGTGAACTATGACCCTGGCGTCCAGGGCATGGAGCAAGTAAACCCAATCGCCTTCCAGCCAGTCCGGGCACACCTGGACGATACGGCTGGATTGAAGGCCAACCAACTGGCCCAGGCGCTTGGCTCCTCAGCGATCCCCCAGGCGCTCCAACAGTTCGGCTCCGCTGAGGATCAGCAGGAGCGGCAGAAGGCTCAAGACACAGCGGACTCCATGACCGTAGGTGAGCTGGGCCAGAAGATCAAAGACGGCTCTATCCTGGCCTCCCAGTCCCCAGCCTTCCAGGGCACGCTCCAGCACATCTACGGTGAGAACCTGATGCAAGGCATGGAGCGGGACACCATGTCGAAAATCCAGACTGGCGAACTCCAGTTCACCGATCCCCAGCAGGTGGACGAGTACCTCACGAAGAGCCGCAATGAAGCGCTTGAGGGGCAGAACCAGTTTGCCGTGGCGGGCTTCGATAAGGGCTACCAAGCGTTCCGCATGAACGTGTTTGACACGAACGCCCGGACGATGAACTCCAAGGCCATCACGGAGGGCATCCAGCAGTCCAGCGACAACCTCATGAACGTGGTGGGGGATGTCACTGGGGGCCAGTTCAATGGCACCACGGACCAAGCCGCCCAGGCCATTGCCAGTCGATTCAACCTGCTGTCGTCCACCTCGCTCCTCCGGGATGATGCCCGCAAGACCACCTTGAACAACACGCTGGTCCAGATTGCGCAGACCGGGAACAAGTCCCTGGTGGATGCGCTCCTGGCGCAGAAGCTGTCATCCGGTGTCACTGTGGCTTCCACGCTGGGCGGAACCACCGCAGCCGAAATGAGCCTCCACGCGCAGAGCATGGATGACCAGAACCAGCGCAAGCGTGTGGACGATGAGATTCGCCCGTTCCTGACCCAAGCGGATGCCGGTGAGCTGGACCAGAGGGGCTTCAACGATTGGGCGCAGAAGAACGAACGGTGGGTCACGGCCAGCACCTGGAACGCTGTCATCAACCATAGCCAGTCCCAGTTGAACCAGCGGCAGAACAACATCAACCGCTTCCAGCTTCTGTCCACCGCCCAGCAGTCCATGGCGAACGCCCAGCAATCAACGCGGGTAGCCATCGACCAAGGCAACCTGGCGTACCTCCAGCCTCAGCAGGTGATGAGCCCCGAAGGCAAGATGAAGGCTTTCGAGACCGAGCAGTACGCCCAGCAGTACATGGCAAACCGTGTGCAGCAGGAGCAGATGCCGTTCGACAAGCAGGTGCAGTTCTACTCCACGAACAAGGTGGATAACCCCCAATGGAAGAGCATTCTCCAGTCGGGTCTCACCAACCTGGCGTCCCTTGGATGGACACCGGACGGGAAGCAGCAAGGCCAGCTTAACCAGCAGGGCCAGGGCGCTATCGACACCTTCAACCGCATCAACGCGGTGAACCCGGCATACGCCCAGCAGCTTGCCGGTGGGGCATACCAGAAGCTCTCCGACATCCAGTTCCTGATGGAGAAGGGCGGCTTCCCCGATGCCAACTCAGCGGCATCCCTGGTCTATCAGGGCGGCAACTCCGGTGTCACCGAAGCCGATATGGGGGCCATGAAGGCCAACGTAGCGAGCGCTGTGAATGACGTGGTGAACCCTGGATTTATGTCCCGGACAGTCCACTGGGCTGAGGGACTATGGGGCAATGACCAGACGAACCTCACGGCAGTCCAGGCGGACATTCGCCGCAGGTCGGAACTCCTCCTCAAGTCCGGCCAGGTGCCTGACGCGGCCAGCGCTGTGAAGGCCACGGTGCAGTACCTACAAGACCCGAATGTCTCCACGAATATCAACAACACCCTGTACCTGAATAAAGACCTGCCCCAAGTCCCCAAGGGAGAAGACCGGGGGAAATGGGTAGAGCGCTTTATTGATGAGGTGCCGGGGAAGGTCGCGGATGCCCAAGACATCGGCAAGGGGAACATCCGCATGGAGCCCAACGACCGGGGCGGTTACACCATGTGGACCGGGGGCGTGCCCCTCACAGATACGAACCACCAAGTCCTGAACTACTCCCGCCAGCAGGTGGAGAAGTGGATTGGGAACACCTACTCCGCAGACCTCAAGGCTAAGACAGCCGCAGCTAATGCAGAACATGCCGCCGAAGTGCAGCGTGCGCTGAATCCTATTGACCCGCAGTACCTCCAATAACAAAGGCAAGTAATGACTCAAATTTCTCTGGAAGATGCCCGGAAAATCACTGATTCGACCGAGCAACAATATGGCCTCCCGCAAGGGACGCTGTTCAAGATGAGCGGTGAAGAATCATCGTTCAACCTCGATGCCGAAAGCGGCAAGGGAGCCGAAGGCCCGTTCCAACTGATGCCCGCCACGCAGAAGGCATACGGTGTCACTGACCCGCACGACTACACCCAAGCCGCCGATGCCGCTGGGCGCTACATGCGAGACAGCCTGGCGAAGTACAACGGCAACATGGATATGGCCCTGGCCGACTACAACGGTGGTCCTCGGGCTGCCAAGGCCCTGGCCGCAGGAACCCCTTGGCCGGAAACACGGGACTACCTGAGCAAGTTCAACGGCACCACCCCAGCCGCAGGGCAGACCCCCTCGGGAAAGCCTGACCCCCTGTCCTCCGCCTTCACCTCCGGCGATACGATTGGCCCGGACCAGAGTGCCTCCGCTTCGGACCTGGTACAGATGCAGGCCCAGCAGCAGGCAGAGAACGGGGGCTTCATCAACAACGTGGAGAACCTCCCGCTTTCGCTGGCCTTGGGCTTCGCTTCGGACAACTCCGTGGTGAACTGGTGGCGGGACAGGGGGACGCAATCGACGGACTGGAACTTCTCTTGGGACAATGACAAGGCCGGCAAATACCTGGAGGGCATTCCCGAGAAGAACTGGGACTACATCCTCCAAGCCACAAGCGACTCCGATGCCGACTTCCGGCGGTCCCGGATGCAGCAGTCCATGCAGGATGAGCAGAAGCTGTCTGAGATGGGAGTCGTAGGCATGGGAGGCCGCCTAGTCGGTGGGCTAGTGGACTTACCTACGCTCATTGGCTTTGTCCCCGGCATGGGCGGCGAAGGCTTGCTCACGGCTGGCTCAAGGATTGCCAACGCAGTCCGCATGGGCGTGGTCGGGGCTGGGACCAACGTGGGCTATGACGCCCTCATGAACCGATACAACCCGCTCCGCACGGATGACGACCTGTATATCTCCGCAGCAATGGGCTTGGGCCTCGGGGCGATTGGTGGCGGGCTGGCTCATGTGGAGGGACCACTGGCTGAGGAGAACTCCAGACTGGCCCAGTGGGGCCGCCAGGAATCAGGCAAGGCGCAGATCAAGGAGCTGACAGATGCGGGATTCCTGCGCCCCGGTGAAGGCGCGCTGAGCCAGCCTGAGTTTCTCCGCAGGTTCGGCCAGGACGCCAAGACTGAGAACACGCCCGGTAACGCCATCATCTGGCGGGCTGAGGATGGTGGGTCCGCACGCATCCACTCTCCCGGTGAAGAACCGAAGACCGTGGACTTGCCCCCCGAGGAGCCACGGGCACCCGAGGAACCAGCGGCTGGGCCCAACGAGCCTCCACCGGAAACCCCACGGGATGAGCCCGAAGCACCTGCAACGCCAGGCCGAAAGCAGCCGTGGAGTGAAGAGTGGGACACGCCCCGCTATGAAACCTCGGGAGGCCGTGATGACAACCTGGTTCTGCCTAGTGGCATCAATCGCGTTAGCCAACTAGCTGACTACGTGCGGGCCTACTCAAAAAACCCGGATATGGTCAAGGTACTGAACCGTGTCCTGAAAGCCGTGGACCTCCGCAAGATGAACTTCAAGGTCATTGAAAAGGGCCAGAAGTTCGGCAACCCCGCTATGGACGCAGCCATTAAGACAGCCAAGGGCGCAGTGCTGACTCCGCACCACTCCACTGGTGATGGCATCCAAATGTTCCTCCGGGGCCATTCGTACATGAGTCCCACCGGGCGACTGTCTGACCTCTCGGGGCTCAATGAAGAGACCTTCGTACATGAGCTGGTCCACGCGGCCACCGTGTACAAGATCCACGCAGTGAATGACCCGCACCTGGGAATCTCGGACCCGCGCATCGGTAGGGCCGCCGAAGACCTGGATAGCCTCCATGGCTCGCTGACCAAGGCCGCTAAGGCTGAGTTCGGTGACTCCTGGAAGAGCGCGCTTGAGGGCCGCCTGGGGATCAACCTCCAGAACCCCAAGGAACTGATTGCTTACGGACTCACGAACCCACGGCTACAGCAGTGGATGAAATCCAAAGCCGTGCCAGGGCAGCCAGATAAGCGCCTGTGGGACCGCTTCGTGTCCAGTCTGCGCAAGCTCCTGGGCATTGGGAAGAACGAACACAACGCGCTCTCAAAGTTGCTGGAGGTTGCGGGACCGCTCACTGGCAACGGTGGAGTGGTGCGCAGAACTGTAGCCCCGTCCACCCAAGTCCATGTGGACACCGAGGCCGCCAAGGCCGCGAACATCCCCGAAGTGTTCGGCTGGGGCCTGGGCCTGGAGAACAAGCTGGGCAAAGCTGAGGCACCCTCGGCAGTACGCTCGCTGGCCTCCAAGCTGTTTGGGACATCCATCGGCTACAAGGACCATTCCGTGGTCGGGCCTAACGCCTGGGATGACACCACGAAGTGGGCTGAGGGCTGGGCCACACAGATGAAGAAAGCCTCGCTTCCGCAGTTCCAGAAATGGTTCCAAGCGAACGGCTTCAAGTGGCACCAAAAGGCCCAGGCTTATGACCAGTTCGGTAGCCTGGTGTCGGACTTTATCCGGGGCCGGGATGCGGACTTCCCTGATGAAGTAGTGCGTGCTGGTGAGACCACCCGCAAGACCCTGGACCATGTGGCGGACTACATCAACAACCCCCTCAAGGATGAAGGCCGAATCAAGCTGGGCCTGACTGAAACGGAAATCCGCGACCCGGATACTGGCGCTACCTCCGTGGTAGGCACCCTGGAGAAGAACCCGAACTACCTCCCACGTAAGCATGACGTGAACAAGTGGAACTCCATGGTCAACACCTGGGGCCACGAAGCTGTCACCGGCTGGTGGGCACGGGCGTATCAAGGTGCCCGAGATGGCATCTCTGATGAGGCTGCCACTCGCTGGGCAAAATGGTACGTTCGGACTGTCGAAGAGGCGCACGCGAACCGCACTCAAGACGCAATGGGTTCCATGATGATGGGCACCGACCGGGAAGCCTTGAAGCACTCGCTAATGCTCAACGGGGGCTACTCGGAAGAAGAGGCTGTGCGGGTCATGGACGATATGCTGCCCTCGAAGGGAACGGATGCTGGGCGGACTGCCGCAAGCCTCAAAAATCGGAACTCTGTGAATGAGCTTCACACGGAGACCTGGACAGGGGCTGATGGGACGAAGAGCGCTGTTTCCATGAACGACTTCATCCACACCAATGCCTTCGAAGTTGTGGAGCCGTACCTACGCCGCATGGCCGGGAGCGTGGCACTCGCCAAGCACCTGGACGTGTACAAGGGGCAGGACATCGAAAAGGCCATTATGGCTGCCACGGAGAACAAGTTCGGGGAGGGGATGCGCCCAGGCGCGAACGTCTCGGGTATGCGTAAGGACTTGAAGTTCGCCTTCGATCGCATCCAGGGCTTGCCGATGGAGGAGTTCTCCACGCTCAACAAAAGTCTGGAAATGTGGCGGAACTTCAACGTCATCCGGCTCATGGGCGGGGCGGTATGGAACCAAGTCTCCGAACTGTCGCAGATCACTGGGTCCATGGGCTGGAAGGCCACACTCCAGGCCGTGCCAGCGCTCCGCGCTCTACGCCGTGACATCGCCACTGGCCGCGCACCGGATGACCTCCTGGACCATCTGGAAAACACCATCGGCGGTGCCGGGGCGGATTATGTGGCTCGCCTGAGTTTCAGCGCCAAGGATGACTGGGTTCGCCACAACGGCGATACCGCGTTCAACCGCAAGCTGGATGCCGTGGATAACGGACTGCGCAAAGTTGCCAAGGGAGTCCTGGACTACACCGGCATGACTCCACTGATGATCCAGCAGAAGCGTATCCACGCCATCGCACTGGTGAACCACTGGGTCAACCATGCCAACGGGGCAGCCTCCAAGCTCCTCACAGATGATCGACTCGCCTGGATGGGGATGAGCAGGGACCAAGCCAGTAGCGTCCTGGACGACCTCAAGAAGTACAGCACGCCCCGCAAAGGTGCCTTCGGTCCGTCCCACAAGCTGGACTTCGGGGCATGGGTCAAAAACTCTCCCGAGAACTACTCCAGATTCATGACCGCTATGCACCGGGAGTCTCGCCGTGTCATCCAGGAGAACGACCTTAGCTCCATGATTCCACTCATGGGGACCACACTAGGAAAAGCGATGTTCCAGTTCATGGCCTTCACCATGCACGGCTGGAACAAGTCCATGCTCTTTGCCGCGAACCATCGGGACTGGGCCACGTTGTCCACTGTCCTGCACGGTGGCTTCCTGGCGAGCCTGACCTACATGGGGCGGACCATGCTGGACTCCATGGGGATGAACGAGGAGACCCGCCAGAAGTACCTGGATCAGCGCATGGCCCCCGGCCAGATCGTTGCCAACAGCTTCGGCAAAATCTCCCAGGCATCACTCTTGCCGAACCTCTATGACACGGTGTCACCGTACCCGTTGTTCTCGGGGATGCGGACCACCAGCGACCTCTCCAGCTTCGTATCCAACCCGACGTATCAGGCAATCAACGGCCTCATCTCCATGAAGAAGCTCGTCAAGAACGGGCTTTCCGATGACTCCCAAACGTCCGCAACGGACATCAAGAACTGGGCCCGCCTTCTGCCGCTGAACAACGTAGCCCCCGTTAGCACCATGCTGAACATGATCGCCAACGACTACCCAACAGGCGCGAAGCAGCACTAGCCCCACACAACCACCTTTATGAGAACCCCGGCTCCGGCTGGGGTTTTCTTTTTATGGAACCCTCTATTTGGCTTACACACCATACAGCTACGTCCAGTTGAAAGCGGACGGAGCCACCACGAACTTCCCCTTCAACTTCCCCTACCTGGACACCGCCCATATCCAGGTGTCCGTGGACACAGTGGTCACGGACTTCACTTGGGTAGATTCGTACACCATCAAGATTGCCTCCGCGCCTGTCGCTGGGGCTGTGGTGGAGATTCGCCGGATCACCCCAAAGGACTCTGCCATTGTGTCTTTCCAGGATGGCTCCACGCTCCTGGAAGCCGACCTGGACCTGATGGTCACGTACAACCTGTACTGCGCCCAGGAGGCGTATGACGGCACCCAGGCGAGTATCCACCTGACCGCTGATGGCGTTTGGGATGGGCAGGGCGTCCGCGCCACTGACTTCGCAGACCCTGTAGATGCGCAAGACCTGATGACGCTCAACTACATGAACGTCAACTTCAGGAACACCATGCTTGCGATTGAGCAGGACTCCATCGACAAGACCACGGCAATCCGAACGGCGGCCAACAGCGACCTGGAGGCGATCCACACGACTGCTGTGAATGACCTCAACGTCATCACCCAGGCAGCAGAAGCCGCGACCTCCGCTTCTCAAACGGCTGCCAAGACAAGCGAAACGAACGCCGCGAACTCAGCAGCCGCAGCTTCGGCCTCGGAGACGGCCAGTGCCGCTTCGCAAGCAGCCGCGAAAACCAGCGAGACCAACGCCGCAACATCTGAGCAGCAGGCAGCAGGGTACGCCGCGAGCTTGAAGCTGCCAGTAGCCTCCGGTGAGGCGCTCCAGGCCCTTCGGCAGAATGCCACGGAGACCGGGCTGGAATACTTCCCGTCACACTTGGCTCATGGCTTGGGGGCCCTGGTGGACTTCCGCACCACAACCATGGCCACGGCTACCCCCGCAGACGTTTACGGCACGGGCACTCAGTTTGGCTTCATCTCTGGAGGGCCAGGGGGGCTTGCCATCCCAGGAGTGGCTGACCCGAGCTATGGCATCCTTACTGTGCATGGGCATTGGAAAGACACATCGGCATTGCCAGCTATCGCCCAGGAGTTCGCATCGGGCACTCAGCGGTTCTTCCGATATGCCACTGGGGCCACCACCTGGTCCGCCTGGTTTACGGTCTACAACAGCGGTAACTTCGCAATCTCCAACTACATCGCAGTGGGCTCACAGCACGACACCACAGGGATGAAGTTCTACTCGGGAAGCCCGCCCGCCATCGCCTCTATCACCGCTTCCGGGCAGAGCCCCGCACTCACCATCGGCAACAGCGACAATGACGCCGCCTCCGCTGTAATGGCGTTCATCCGCGATGGGCAGTACGCCTGTTACCTGGGCATCGACACGGACAATGTGTTCAAGATCGGCGGATGGTCCATGGGGGACGTGTCCTATCCGGTCATCCACTCGGCCAACCTCGGGGCCTACACGGGGCAGCTAGCAGTCGGCGCAGTGGGCACCTACGCCTTCATGTGGGCGAACGGCAACTATGCCCCAGGCACCCTCCTGGCGGGCTCCAGCATCTACTACGGCTCCTACAACTACCAATCGTCTGTCACAGCATCCGGCACTTGGATGGTGTGTGGATACCTTTCCTCCGGCTACAAGGCCACCGTCATGTTGCGAGTAGCGTAATGACTGATACCAGCACCACAAGCACCACAAGCACCTCAGCAGCGGTGTACACCTCGGCTTCAAGCCCGGTCTACGCGAACGCTGACAAAACCGCTGTCACCCTGACTGTCACCTTCGCCAGCATTGGTGAGGCCCCCTTCACGGCCACGCAAGACGACACCCACGACTACGGGCGTGAGCTTTTCACCCGTGCAGTGGCCGGGGACTTCGGGACCGTGGGGGACTTCGTTGTCTCCAGCGACACCACGCGGATGGAGTTCGTCCTTAATCGCACCGATGCCGTTGCTGCCATCACAGTAACCACCACGGCAGGGAACACCTTCAATGGCGATGAGGCCAGCCAAAACCGCATGGCCCGGTCCATCGTGGCTCTGAGCGATACCGACACCATCACTTGGGTACTCGCCAACAACAGCACCATCCAGGCCACTAAGGCCGAACTCCAGGAGGCGCTCAAGCTCTCCGGGGAAGCCCAAACGGCCCTGTGGGTCCAAACCTCTACCACCTCTTAATAGATTCGCCCTCGGGAGACCGGGGGCCACCAATTGGAAAACAACAATGAGCGAAACAATCGACCGCCGCGTGACCCGCCTTGAGGTCCGCGTGGAAGCGCAGGAGAAAGAACTGGGCGTGGTCCAGAAGATGACCGAAGCGCTGAATGAGGCCCTGACCAACATCCAGGACAACCTCACTCAAATCAAATGGCTCGCCCTGGGCGTAGCGATCACCATGGCCGTGAACTACCTCGGCTTCCCTAAAGCACTCGAAATGGTAGTCCACCATGTCCTCGGATAGAGCAACCGAAAAGGAACTTGCAGTAGTCCACAACGAGTTCGCCGTGTGGTGCCTCGAAATCATGCGGGGCGTCCCTGTGACCATCGACGGTGAGGGCGTTATGGAGGACGGGAAGCTGGTGCGCTCGCCACCGGCACCGGCGTACCTCAACGTCATCCGCCAGTTCCTAAAAGATAACAAAATTGAATCTTTGGCCCCCAAAGGGACAGCAATGGGAGACCTAAGTGATTTGCCTGTCTTTGACGATGACAATGTAGTCCACTTGAGTCGTTAACTGTTTCGGAACATATATTCGTCCGCATCACACCGATCACACCAGTTGCCTCCCGCATTTCGGGTGTGTTCGCTGACAGGCGCGTTGCATATCGCGCATCGCGGCCATCTATCGTATTTTCCGCACCAGTGGCAGTGTTCGTCCACCATGGAGAACGCCGTTATATAGCAGTTGTCACAAGTCCGAATCAGGACTCCGTCCGAATAATGATCCTCTCTAGCTATTGAAAATTCTTCCTCAAATAGCTGCACGGCTGAACCTGTGTTTCGGCAACTAATGCACTCGTACTCAAACTCCATTACATCAGGCGTGAACCCAGCGTCAATGCTCGATTTGAGCGGCTGTAGCAATGAGGAGTAGCAGGATTCACACTGGCAGGTACTCAAGAATGGCCAGGCGGTGTCCGGGAGACCGGCAGCTTGCCATTTTTTGGCGGCCTCGCTCTGAGTCCTCTCATAGAACTCACTCACCGCCACCATTGAGTCCCATGCCGTTCCAAGAAGATCGGACGGGCTATCGCTTAGCTCTTCGTGAATGAACCGTTGAAGCATGGGGAATAGATCAACGATCAGTCGCTGAATTTCAGTCGTAGGCGCCTTTGGATGGAAGTGTTCAAGGTCATTGCGGCAGTCGCGAAGTTTTTTTACGACATTCCAGTCATGGAATATTTTAAGTTCCTGGAGTCGGGCTTCGATCATTCCAGTGTCAATAGTTTCTTTGGGGTGCGGAGTCGGACGCCATTCAAGTAGGCCGCCAGAGTTCCTGTGTGGTTGAATTTTGATTGGTTTGTGAAGTAGCTCTACAACTTGTTCTGGAGTGCTGGCAAGTGAGCCGATGCGGTACTTAAAGAGAAGTAGCACCCCTGAATAGAAATTGCGTGCCGCAGAGATGGCGCGCCGTTCTTTTCCTGGAGTGGCACTTAGCTCATAGTCCTCTACTCCAAGACAGATCGAGTCCACTGCATTTTGTAAAAGTTCATCTAGTTGGATTACAGGTGAAGCGACTGCCTTTCTAGATCTACTCATTAATTAGCTCCCACTCAACACCCCTGATTCTAACCCAATAACAATAACAGGTGCCCCCAGGCGCGTCCTGGGCGGCCTTGCGGCTATGCCTTGGCGTCCTCCTGCGCGGGCTCAAGGAGTCTCTTCGCCATATGGCAGACCGCGTTAAAGTTCACCCCGCCCAGGAGGATTTTCGAAAGTTCATCTACCTGGTGTGGAAACACCTCAACCTTCCCGAACCCACCCCCGTCCAGTACGACATCGCCCGCTACCTGCAACACGGGCCCAGGCGATGCGTCATTGAAGCCTTCCGAGGCGTGGGTAAGTCATGGGTCACAGCCGCATTCGTGTGCTGGCTCCTGTGGCGAAACCCCCAACTCCGCATCCTGGTAGTGTCCGCGTCCAGCGCCCGTGCCGATGCGTTCTCCACCTTCGTTAAGCGCCTCATCCACGAAATGCCGTTGCTCCAGCACCTCAAGCCGGGGCCCGATCAGATCGACAAGATGGTAGCGTTTGAGGTTGCTCCAGCGCTGCCTGACCAGTCCCCCTCGGTTAAGTCCGTGGGCATCATGGGCCAGATCACTGGTTCCCGTGCTGACATCATCATTGCGGACGACATCGAAATCCCGAACAACTCTGCCACGCAGATGATGCGGGACAAGCTGTCCGAGGCCGTGAAGGAATTCGATGCGATCCTCAAGCCGCTCCAATCGGCACGCATCATCTACCTGGGCACACCGCAGTGTGAGATGTCCCTGTACAACCGGCTCCCCGAACGCGGCTATGAAATCCGTGTGTGGCCCGCGCTGTACCCGACTCTCCAGAAGGTGCCGCACTACAAGGGCAGCCTGGCCCCGTTCATCACGCAAGCGATGGAAGCGGACCCAAGCCTGTCCGGTAAGCCAACGGACCCCCGAAGGTTCGATGACAAAGACCTGATGGAGCGTATGGCCTCCTATGGCCGTGCTGGCTTCGCCCTCCAGTTCATGCTGGACACCAGCCTCAGTGACGGTGACAAGTTCCCGCTCAAGGTCCAAGACCTGATGGTGATGAACCTCAACCCGATCATGGCCCACGTCAAATTGGCCTGGGCTGCATCACCAGAACTCTGCATCAACGATATGCCCACCGTGGCGCTCACAGGGGACCGCTTCTACCGGCCAATGTGGCACGCCAGTGAGATGAGCGAGTACACCGGATGCGTTATGGCTATTGACCCCTCGGGCCGTGGTCAAGACGAAACCGGCTATGCCGTGGTCAAAGTCCTAATGGGCAACCTGTTCCTGGTGGCCGCTGGTGGCCTTCGTGGTGGCTACTCCGATGAAACCCTGGAGACGCTCGCCAAGATCGCCAAGGCCCACCAAGCGAACCACATCATCATCGAAGCCAACTTCGGTGACGGCATGTACACCAAGCTCTTCCAGCCTATTCTCCAGAAGCACCACCGCTGCCTGGTCGAAGAGGTGAAGCACTCGCAGCAGAAAGAGCAGCGCATCATTGATACCTTGGAACCCGTACTCACCCAGCACCGCCTCATCGTGGACCAGAAGCTGATTGAGCGGGACTTTGAGTCGGCCCAGACTGACATCAAGTACAGCTTGTTCTACCAGCTCACGCGCCTCACACGCGACCGTGGGGCCCTGTCCCATGATGACCGACTCGATGCCCTGGCTATGGCTGTGGCGTATTGGGTAGACCATATGGCTCGGGACAACGACAAGGCTGTCCAGGAGATGCGGGCCAAGAACATGGATGTTGAGTTGAGGAAGTTCATGGGCCATGTATTAGGCCGCCCTCCGCGTAACAGAGGCTGGATGGGAGGTAACGCAAGCGCTAGGTAGCGATCTGCTATGACTGGACTAACCCTTGTCGCAGTGCAAAACTTCATGGAGGAGGTATAAGGCATGCCCAACGACTCAACACAGGTAGCAAGTGTCCTAAAGGAGATCGTCATCATTGAAGACGACGATCTTCTACGGAGCCTCGCAGCTGACATCGTGGCTGACATGGGAATGCCGTGCCGGTGTTTTTCTACCTGTGACGATGCTTTGGTCTATAGGCTCCAAGGCGCGCCTTGTTATGCAGTCATCGTGGATCATGGTGTACCTGGACAGATCCAAGGTGTGGAATTTCTTGCAATGCACCATGAGCACTGGCCAGACATCCCTGCCATTCTGATGTCTGGGTACGACCTGCGTTATGAAGAGCTACCGCCTAATGCGGTATATCTTCAAAAGCCCTGGGGAGCTGATGTACTCCTGCAAACACTCAGGGGGCTTATCTCTGGAGTGATTACGGGACCCTCCGTCACTGACTTACGTAAGCCTTCCAGTTCCCAGCAGGATCTACCCCAAGTTTCCAAGGGCCCACAATAGGATGACGGAGACGTTCATCCGGGGGCTACATCACGGCTTACGTGGTGCCGGACATTGTTCGGACTGTAGGGAAACCTCAGTGTGTCCGTCATGGCTTGACTGCTGATGATGATGACCATTGGGAACCTTACCTCTCCACTCTCTTTATGGGGGGTAGGGGGGCTAACTGAGGTTTCCTAATGGTCTATCATGGAGATGCAGTCACTGATTCATCTCTAGTGGTCATTAAGTACCACCACCATCATCATCCCTCCTTTATATACCTTCACTGTACCCACCACCCGCAGGGCTCTATAGTGCCGCCTCCAGCAGCCAAAGAGAGCCCCAATGCGCCTCCTCAAGACTGTCCAAGGGATTCACCTCCTGGGCATCCTCCTGGCCCCCGTGGGCTTCTTTATATACATCCTCATCATGCGTTACCTGACCTGGCACCTGGACTCCCTTACGGCCTACGTGCGGTACGGCTCCAATGAAACTACATGGGCCATAGCGAGCCTCTTAGTGGGCTGGCCTGGCGTCCCCCTAGTGCTGTGGTTCGTCCTGGGTCTCCAAGGCAAATGGCCCAAATGATTTTGTTGCAAAAATTTGAGAGCCCACCTCGACATTGGTAGGCCGCGACTACCCCCGGTGCCCCCAGCGAGCGGCCAGAATCCGCCCTCTGAGAACCCTCCGGCCAGGCCCCAAGTGGCCCAGCGGCTGCCCAATGTGTCCCGGAATGTGTCCCACATGGCCGGAAACCCCAGTAAACACAGGGCCTGTCACTGGATTAAGAATCCCGCGCTATACTCAAACAGCCTCACAGGCGGCCATCACCGGCCCTTTGTGGGGCTTTTTTGGGCCCTCATCGGCCAAATACTGAGCGCGTGGACGTTCGGCTATCTGTTTTTGCGCTCATGGACACCACTAGGCCACCATGCGACATCACTAGGTCATCAAAATGCCTTGACGACAGATGGCCCATTGTGCAAACACTAGAAAGGCGTAGAATGCGCAGCCATGACTAAGGACACGAAACGAACTATGTACGCCATTGCCTTCGACCTTGACCAAGCGATGCTCAAGGATACTTACCACAACGCCTCCTACCAGAACGCCTACGGTGACATCAAGAAGGCGCTGGAAGAGAAGGGCTTCACTCGCCAGCAGGGCAGCGTGTACTTTGGTGGCCCAGAGATGACCGCTGTTAAATGCGTTCTGGCCGCTCAGGCGCTGTCGCGTGACTTCCCATGGTTCAAGCCAAGCGTCAGCGACATCCGCATGCTGCGCATCGAAGAAATGAACGACCTGAGCGAAGCGCTCCTGTAAGCCTCGCCAGAGTTACAAGAGCCCGGCCAAGCGCTGGGCTTTTTTGTGCCCGCTTTTACCACTCATCAACCTAAACGGGCTTTCATGTGACTGCACGGGACCATGATGATACCTTTCCGATCCTGATTTAGTTGACAGCATGAGAATGATCCACTAACGTGACCATCTCGGCCCAGCAACGGGCCTTTTTCTGAGTCTATCACTATCACTGGTGATAACGTACTGATGATGGAAATGATGATGACCACTATCGCGCTGCACAAGCTGAAAGCCGCTGACATCACCACCGAAGGCGTACAGGTGAACTACAAGGGCCACAGCTACACCGTTGCGCTGCTGGATTGCTGGCGTGGGCCGTATCAAGTCACCGGCCATGTTCTGGACCCATTTGCACACCCATGCGGCTCCATCTCGGATGTCCGTGAGTGGATCAGGGTGAGCGTGGCGGCAGCCGAAGAGGAAGCCCACAGCGCGGCCCTCCTGGTGCAACTGGCGGCAATGCCT